AACAAAAGAAAGATAATATTTCCGAACCAACAATGCCATATCGATGGGAGCACCAGAAAAGGCTCTCGTTTTCTCAGCAGAAATTTTTGCAAAGGAAACAGGTTCATCTTTCAAATGCTCAGTGAAAATTGGAAAATTCCTTCCACCCTCTGCATAAATATCTTCCATGTGGCGAACACGCGACCAAATCTCTGGTGGAAAATCAACTCCATCAGGGTAATCATCATTCACCTCTGGAACTAAATATGCTTTCTTGGTTGAATTCCATGGATGACCCATGGAAGAAGAACGGTTGATGGAATCAATAAACTTAACCCCAGGAATACCATTCACGGCCTCAAAGTCAGGCAAAACATGCAAAGATTGCTTCCAGCTTAGGGGTAAACCTCCCTCAATGTCATTTAAGAAGGAAACTGCTATAGTATGTAATTCACCCCTACTGTGCAAAACAGACGGAGATATCATATCCACAAGATTATTTCTCCATGGTTTCCACCCGTTCATCACGGGCGGACCATGGCCCACTTCGTAGGCAAAATGTTCACAAACCAAATCTTTCTTCGGCGTGCATCTAACTTTTGATCTCGGGGCAGGTCTAAAACCTTTAAGGCCTCCGTACAATTGTGCAGTTCCTCCTTCACAATATCTCATAATTGACTTTGGATGCAAACCGCTTATAGCAAAATTGCTCTTGTCAGCGTTGAGCATGGGTTCTCCCCCTCCACAAACCTTCATCGTCCCTAAAAGATTTTCACTTTCGGAAATCAACGATTTGATACTGGAGAGTTTGACGACCATATATCCAACAGTGGTGCCTCTTCCAAGCAAATGAAAAGCACTAATAATAGGTCCCCTAGGAGTTGCATGTATTAGCAAACTCCCACAGTGACCTTTCATGGTTGGTGTATTCAATTCGGCAAGGTACATGTCTCCACGAGAGTTAATTTGTTCTACTGGCCAATCACGTTGCAGAACGGCATTCCTAACAACATCCTGCTCAATGCAACCATGCTCATTCCTGCGTAAAAAGAAACCTTTTGAAATATTGCCAAGAGAATCCTCCCCCCAATACTTCATAATGTCCTTATATGGTGACACAGAACGAACCGTAATTAAAGCAAGATCATTGGTTACATCCCTAATAATATCATCCATATATAAACGAAAAGATATGTTTGAAGAAATACCACCAGAAACTGGTGAATTGACAATAGTGATATCATAGTAATCTGCATCAATGTGAGTAGGAAAGGTG